CTCTGGAACAACCTCTGGTGTTACTTCTGGAACAACCTCTGGTGTTACTTCTGGAACAACCTCTGGTGTTACTTCTGGAACAACCTCTGGTGTTACTTCTGGAACAACCTCTGGTGTTACTTCTGGAACAACCTCTGGTGTTACCTCTGGAACAACCTCTGGTGTTACTTCTGGTGTTACCTCTGGGGTTGCCTCTGGATATGATTCATTTGTTGTGTTAAAAATTGGGGCGGGGCCAGGAGGGCCAGGAGGGCCAGGAGGACCAGGAGGACCCATATTTAATGGTTGTTTTATTTTATTTACTGTATTAGATAAAGGATTTAGACGCATTTTAAAAAACGAACCGTTCATTTAATATATTATATATATATATATATTTTTTTTTATATAAAAATAAATATAAATTAAAAATTAAAAGCAGAAATTTTTTGGATAATAAAAATCTTTAAGAGTGTCTAATTCATTTAAATTCGCAAATGCGGTTTTTCCAAATAAAGTTTTTACTAATTCATTGCTAATTGTAATATTTGGATTATTTTTTAAAGTATTAGAACAAACTGGCTGAATATTTGTTTTATTAATTATATATGGACCTTCATATATATTCCAATTTTGTGTTAAAGGTTGATTGACTGTATTTGTTACTTTAATTATTGTTTTTTTACAATTGTCTATAATTACTTCCATATTAGAACTTGTTGTATAATTTGGTACTTCTATAATTTTATCTTGTGAAGAAACATAATAACTTCCTTTGCTATAATTTAATAATAAATCATAACTTGAAACATTAAATCCGCCTACACTTAATAACTTTTTAGGTTGTTGTGAATTTGTTGTTAAAACATTAAATAATGTTTGTGCTTTTTTTTTATTAATATAATCATTAGAACTCATTAAATTATTTGAACGTTTAGAAAATGAACGATTATAAGACATCTAGTTAATATAATATATTATATATTATATATATTATATATATTATATATAATAGTTAAATGAAAGGAGGGTTATTATTAAATAATGAATTAGAATATATAAAAACAATAGAAGAAGCTGTTAGTATATTTCAAAATAAAGACTATTCTACATTTAACATTTTAACAAATTCATCAGTTTCTTGCATCACTTTTAAAGCAACATTAAAACCTGGTATAATTAGTCCATTTATTGAAATACGTTCAGATATATTTGGTAACCCTGTAAGGAGTTTATTATTTAAATTTTTTCCAATGAATGATTCAAAAATAGTAAAAAAGATGTATGATACAAAGTTTAAAAGAGGTAAAGAAAAACTAATAGAAATTGCCAATAAATATAAAATAATCAAAGAATATTTATTACAATTAAAAATATATCAACAAACTTACAATACAATATCAAGTGCGTATGAACCAGTTTGTCCATATCCAATTCATTATCAAACAAATCTAAATAAAAATAATACAATTGATAATATAATAAATCTTTTAGAAGATAGAACTGATAAAACCGAAATAATAGATATTATTCAAGATACTTTAGCTTATGAATTAAAAACAGATTCTGCAGAAGAGTTGAAGAAAAAAAAAATTATTTCTACAATTGGTTATGTAGTTATGGAGTTTATTGAAGACTTTGTTCCATTTAGTTATTTGTATAAAAAAGTATCATTTGATGAAGAAAAAAAAGTTATTGCATTAATTGCCTATGAATTATCAAGATTACACTCTATTGGAGTTATTCATGGAGATTTACATATTGGCAATATTATGTATAATCCAAACTATAAATATATAACGGATGATGACACTTCAAGAGAGTTCTTAGGTAGAGTATTAATAATTGATTTCGGTAGGTCTAAAGATAAAATGGAATCAGATATAAAACAATTAAATCAAGAAATATATCAAGTGCATGGTAAAAATGCAGTTGGAGAATTTAATGACTATTTAGATAGTAAAGATAGAGAAATTTTTTATTTATTTGAATTTACAAAACCTTATACTTTTGAATATATTTATAGCAAACGTCTTGAACTAACATTAAAGTTTCGTCAAACTATTATTAATAAAACAATAACCGACATTAATAACTTTATAAAAGATAATCCAAGTAAAATTGCAATTAATGAGTTACAAAAATTTAAAAATTCTAATAATTTTAAATTGGCATTGGCTGTATTAAAAATAAAACCTTTATATCCAATAAATTTTGTTACAGATAACAATAATTTTAATCTTAATCAATTTAATTATCCTTTTAATAAAAGAAAAGAAAAAATATTTAATGCTTTAAATATTACTAAAAGATTAAAAATAGATAAAATTAAAGAAAAAATACCAATTCAATTTTATCCAGATAAAGATTTAGGTAATGGATCAAATATATCACCTTTGCCTTTAATTGATATAGATTTAATGAGTGAAGTAAGTGAAGTGAGTGAAGTAAAAAAAACTAAACATTTAGAAAAATTATCACAAATAGGATTCAATACACTTAAAAATTTACATATTATGTTTACTAAAATATTTATAAAATCAAAAAAACAGAACGCGAACGAAGGACGTGGCAGAAATAAATTCTATTATTATTTACAGTATCACACTTTAACAAAAAAGTTAAATAACAATATAATAAGACAATTAAATATTCATAGTAAAAAATTAAAAAGATTTAAAAGTTAAAAAAAATAAAACATTATTATAATATAAAATAATGTCTATTAAAAATGATGAATTATTTAATTTATATAGCATTAATAAAATTATTAAAAATGATGGTACAATTGATTTAAGTAATCTTGAACTATTGAGTTCTTTAAATAATTTTATTAAATCTCATACTTTTACACAAAATAATTCTTTAAAATTAAATGATAAAGATTTATTAGAATTAATAAATATTAATAAAAATAGTGGTGATACTAGAAACTTTTTAGACAAATTTGATACTACTAATATTACTACTAATTGTAGTAATAATATAGAATTAATTATTGATGATTCTATTCAGGAGCCTGAACCGGAGCCTGAACCCGAGCCTGAACCCGAGCCTGAACCCGAGCCTGAACCCGAGCCTGAACCCGAGCCTAATGTTATAGTACATAAAAAAACAAGAAAAAAATCAGAAAGCAAGATAAAAAAACCATCTAAAAATTCAAAAAAAAAAGCAAACCAATTAATATATTATTAAAATAAAAATATAAAAAATATTTTTAAAGTTATACAAGAATGAAAAAATCAATATGTTTAAATATGATTGTTAAAAATGAGGCTTCCATAATAGAAAATACATTACATAATTTATGTAGTTATATAAAATTTAAATATTGGGTAATATCTGATACTGGTTCAACAGATGATACGCCTTCTATTATTATTAATTTTTTTAATAAACAAAATATCATTGGTGAATTATGTTATGATACATGGAAAGACTTTGGTCATAATCGCACATTGGCACTTGAAGCAGCATATAATAAAACAGATTATCTATTAATTTTTGATGCTGATGATTCTATTATTGGTAAATTTAAAATACCCAAATTAATTTGTGATAAATATAATTTATTTTTTGGAAGTAAAGATTTTAAATATGTAAGACCATTATTAATTAATAATAGAAAAAAATGGAGATTTAAAGGTATATTACATGAATACTTAGAATCGTTAGAAACAGTTGATTCAGAAACAACTATTGAAGGAGATTATTTTATTGTATCGGGGAGAGAAGGAAATAGAAACAAGAATGCCAATAAATATTTAAATGATGCCATTTTATTAGAAAAAGAAATAGATCTGATGGAAACATCAAATCATACAGACAAAGGATTGTTACCTAGATATACATTTTATTGCGCACAGTCTTTTAAAGATTGCAATGATTTAAATAAAGCAATATTTTATTATAAAAGAGTATTAGATTATGATACTTGGATACAAGAAAAATATAATGCGGCCTTAAATGTTGGTAATTTATATGAGAGATTAAATAATATAGAAGATGCTTTGATTTATTGGTATAAAGCAATTACTTATGATAAAGAACGCCGCGAAGCCGTATTAAAAATTATGGATTACTATTTTAACAAAAAAAATTATTTTGCGCTTTATTGTCTACACGAACAAATTAAAGACTATAAAATTACAGATATATCCAGCAAATTATTTTTGGATTGTTCTAGAATGGATGACAATTATTTTTTAAACTCTATAGGAGCATGTTATATTTCTGAATGGATGAGTGGTTATTACTCGTGTAAATATTTAATTTTAAACGATAAACATCTAGAAATTACTTTTAGTAATTTTAAATGTTATGCTTATAATATACATTTAGACCCAGATCATAAACCATTTTTAGATAAGTTATTAATATTATTTGATAATTATATTGATAGTAAAAAAGATTTAATTATATCATTGTGGAATATTATATCTAAAAATTATAAAGAGTATCTTCCTGATAAGTTTACAGATTTAAACAACAAATACTTATATTTGTCTACAAATAATGAAAAAATTTGTGATGACAATTTATTAATTAGTTATGATGATTTCCTTGATATTAAAAATATTAATAATATTTTAGTAAAGTAAATATATATAATTATGAATTTTGAAGAAATTATTAACACTATTTTTCTTTTTTTATGTAAATATAGAACAGTTATATATATGTTAGTAGTAATTGTTGTAACCTATTATGCCAGTCTTACTATTTTTAATATAGTATTATAACATTATAATATTATAATTCAATAATTCATTTAAATAGTTATGTGTATATATAAATATATATACACATGATTAGTAACTGTTCTATTATTTCGCAAATTTCAGGGCCAGAATTATATAATTTTAGTAATTTATTAATTAGAAACGCATTCATATGTAGTGGTGTTTTTTTAACAAGTTCATTAATTGCCATTTTTATTACGTCTCGTATGTTACTGAATAACTTAGAAAAAGAATATAAAATAATTTATGGGTATGATAGTGAGGAGGAGGAGTTTTTTAATAGTAAATATTTAAGTGAGTATTATGAATTAAAAGAGACTACAATTGAAGATTTTGATATTCTAAAAGATAAAATAATTAAAGAAAAAACGCCTGATGGATTGGTATATTTAGGTTATGATTTTAATAAAGAAGCATTTTTTTATTATTCTGATTTTAAAGACATTGCCTATAATTATTTAGAAGTTTGTGCTCGCAAATTTGTTATTGAATATGACTGTAAGCTTTTACTTTTAAATACAAAAGAAGAACTAATTAAAGTTTTTAAAGCGTTTGCCAATAATGAAACTGAAGACTACACTAATAGTATTTTTGCTAAATTAAAAACTGAAGATGTTAATAAAAAAGAATCCGTAGATCATAAATTAAGAATTAAAACAAAGCAACTTCCTGTTCCTGAAAAATGTAATAGATTTGTTTATAAAGGAAAATTATATAATTATAATTCTAATTCTAATTCTAATTCCGATGCCAATAAAAAAGAATCAACTACGAGTGAATGTATTGATATTGATTATAGAACATTTAAAAGTAAAATGGCTTAATTATTTTTTAATATTTAATATTTAATAT